CTGTTGGTCTGGTGCTTGTTGCTGCGGTTGCCGGTGCGGCGCCCGCGGTTCGCCTTGGCTTTGGGCTGGTGCCTGTTGCTGCGGGTGACCCTGCGGCGCACCCCATTGGCCTTGGCTTTGGGCTGGTGCCTGTTGCTGCGGTTGACCTTGCGGCGCACCCCATTGGCCTTGGCTTTGGGCTGGTGCCTGTTGCTGGCCGCCGCCATCGCCCCATACGCTGCCGAGGTCGAAGCCACCACCGCCTACGTCCATGCGGGGGGCGTTAGCGCTTTGCAGAATACGGATGCCGTCTAAACGTGCCGCAATACCCTTAGACTTATTATTATACGTGTTGCAGTGTACGACCAGGTCGACCAACTGCCCGTTGTATAATAAAGACCCGTACTCATGCGGCTGCATGACTCGGCCATTTTCATCTCGGATTTCTGGCTGGCGGTATGTTGCAGCGTTGACCACCCCGAACCCGGGGAAATGGCCGTTGAACTCCTGCGCCGTGGCAGTTCCGATAGGGAGTAGGCCTCCGTTAGGCAGAACGCCTTTAAACTCGCCCTCAGCTAATTCCTGCATAGCCAATTGATGCAGAGCGGGCAAATCTGGGTTGTTTGGCTCAAGCACCACTTTGAGGTTCCATTTCATGCCGGGCGCTTGACCAGGTTTGGCTTCTAGCGCCTCTGGTCGAGTGATGCCGTCCCAGACAACGCGGGCGCGGCATAAGGTCATAAATTTAGGGTTAGTTTGTAAAATTGGCATAGTGTGCTCCGTTATTTTCCGAATGCGAGGGACACAATACTGTCCTCGCGGTCAATTAATTTAGATGACATTTTTCTGGTTGCCATACTGGCGACCATCTTCTCCGCTACGTCCCGTATCTCTTTAGGCGCACGCTGGATAGCTTGCGTCGGAGTGACGGGCATCGGGGACCGTATGTCCATACCTAGAGAGTTAAACGCCGCAATGGCCGCTAGCTCCTTTCCTTCGTCCCATTTTAAACGCGCAGGCGCGGACTGTACCGCCTTAACCGCGCAGGCCGCCCCATTGCTCAAGTCGGAGATAAGCCCGTCTTCAAGTGCTTCCCGACGTGACTTAGCCAACCGTTCCACACCTACTAAAAGGTTTATCTCTCGGGCCTTGTCGTCGGCGGACATTTTGTCCATTTGATAGGGCATGTCTGCGATCGACCCCCACAGGTAAAGGTACTGCCGAGCCGCGGGACAATCGACGTTAGCGGGGCAGTATCGGCAGTGCTTCCCGGCGGTAAGGGTTGGGTTGGTAAACGCCTCGTGGGCCTTTACGTGCAACTTCTCGAAGTAAGGAACTAATTCCGATAGTTGCCCAACCCATTCGTCTATTGCCCCCCAAGGCGCGAACGCAAACGGCTGCGCGATACGTATGTGCACGGTAGTGTCCATTGGCATCGCAAACGCTTCGTATAGACCCTCGACATAGTCGATCATTTGCAGGTTACCCGCGGCCCTCACCAGCCCAAAGCCGAACTTGAGGTCTGATAAGACAAGCACTTTAAGCGTGGGGTTGTACAGCGCTAGGTCTAACGTCCCCCAGTTGTGGGTCGGGTGGATCCGCGTCATGCTTACCCGCTGCTCGATCAGTAGGTACTGGTACCCGCCAAAACGGCTCACCATGAGCAGCAAGTCATCGAGGATACACTGGGCGCCCTCGGCGATTTCTTGCGTAATGAGCGTGCCGTCTGGGTCCACCTTGCCGATCCAATCAGAACAAAATAGATCCGCTTCTGTCTGGGAGCTGCGCCAGTTCTTTGCGCACTGCTCCATAACCCAATGCGCTGCCTTGCCTTGCCGCGTACGTTCGTTGCTGTTATCCGGCCGCCCTAAACTTGCCGGAATCGACCCGGAGCACTCGCCCCAAACAGGGGCGAAACTCGGGGGTAAGGGCGCGTGCGCGCTCAAGCGGCTGCCTTGGCTGACAGGTAAGAGAACAACGCCGCAACCATTTGCGATTGAGTCGCAGGGTCCGCCGTCCAAAGCTGCTGTACGGTGAGGTTTACCGCTGGATATGCCGCATCGACGTCTGCTTGCGTCAGGCGCTTGGCCGTCTGCATCTCGGAGATGTACGCGAACAACTCCCCGGCGTTAACGGGTGGCTTTACCGCGTCTTGGCTGGCGGGGGCTTGCCAGACTGAGCCTAAGTCGACTTTCGGTTCTTCGGCTGGGTTCGTGGTCTGATTGCCAAGCTCCGCGGCGTACCATGCGTCGTATTGCGCACGGTCTACGCCTTTTTTGCACTTCCACTGGCCTTTGTCTTTCCCGCTAGCATAGAACGGTTCTTTAGCGGTAGAACATAGCTGGGCGTTAAATGCCACGCCCTTGAGGTCTAACTTTCCGTCGACCGGTGGGACGCCAGTGTCGTCGTCTTCATCTTCGCTTGGCAGCGCGCTGTCTGCAGTGCCAAAGTCACCCGGCGGGATTTCCGTGCTAGCGGTCCCTGACGACTGGGAGTAGTGCTCGACCTGTTTGTTTGCGGGAGCGTGACTTGGCGCGCCAATGGGGGCACTTGTGGACTGGCTGGCGGCACCGATGGCCAGTAGCGCCTGCCCTATCGCCAGTGCGATGTCCGTGCGGTCTGCGGGAAATTCAATTTTAATCATTGTGTATTGCCTCTGTTGGTTTGTTAAGTTGACGGGGCTAACTATAAATGATAATTTTCCCCGCAGTCAATAACTATTTACCGAAAAGAAAATAAGCATGATAAAACTTAGGGACTACCAGCTCAAATTCAAGTCCGCCATCTACGCGGCGTGGGAGACAGCTCGGGTCGTGCTGGGGGTGCTGCCAACCGGCGGGGGGAAAACAATCACTTTCTCTAGCATCATCTCCGAGCATAAAGGCGCATCGATCATCGTCGTGCATCGGCGCGAAATCCTCTCCCAGATCTCCGTATCTCTCGCCCTTATTTCTGAGGACCTGGCGGAAAAGGGCGTCTGTCACCGGGTAATTGCGCCCACTAGCACCATTGCCATGATCCGCAGGAAGCACTTAGCAAGGTTTGGCAAAAGCTTTATCGACCCGTCAGCACAGACCGCCGTGGCCAGCGTACAAACGCTAACCAGCGCGTCATCGATGAAAAACCCCCGCCTGCAAGCATTTATCGCACAGGTTACCTTGGCCGTTTTTGACGAGGGGCACCACTACATTGAAACCGGGTTCTGGGCGCGAGCTGTTAACCTTTTTGACCGTGCAAAAATCTTGCTAGTGACCGCGACGCCCGAACGTGCCGATGGTGTGGGGCTGGGTAAGGGTGAGGGGGGCTTTGCGGAAGTCATGGTCGAGGGGCCAACCGTAAAGGAGCTTATGGAACATGGCAATTTATGCCCTTACGTTTACTACTGCCCGGAGTCGGACGCGGACTTTTCGGGGATTGCGGTCAATAAAGACGGAGACCTTAACACCGCCGCAATGCGTGCACGAGTGGTCGAGTCTCATTTAGTTGGCGACCTTGTGTCGCATTACCGCCAATTTGCGGACGGGATGCAGGGTATCGTGTTCGTAGACTCTATCGCGACGGCTAACGACTGCGCCGCGGCGTTCAATGCTGCGGGGGTTTCTGCGCTGGCGCTAAGTGGGGAGACAGACGACGGCGAGAGGGAACGGGCGATCTCGGCGTACGAGCGTGGAGAGGTCCGGTTACTCATCAATATGGACCTGTTTGACGAAGGGTTCGACGTACCGCAGGCACAAGTGTGCATCGGCGCACGCCCTACAATGTCCTTGATCAAGTATATGCAACAGAATGGGCGCGTGCTGCGACCCGCGGAAGGAAAGACCCACGCTGTCATAATAGACCCCGTTCGTAACTGGGAGCGTCACGGACAGGTTACGTGGCCGCGTGTCTGGTCGCTCAAGGGCAAAGACAAAGCGGACCGGGAAAACTCAGATACCCCCAAGCAACGCGCCTGTTTAAGTTGCTCGCAGCCTTACGAGGCGTTCCGGACAGAATGCCCTTACTGTCATGCGGTGCCTGTTCCCCCGGAGCGTACGCTGCCGGAGCACACGGACGGGGACCTGTTCGCCCTCGACCTTGAAGCCTTAGAGGCCATGTTCCGGGCGAGAAATAAAGCCAACATCACGGAGGACGAGTTCCAGCAGAGCCTTTTTGCCCGTAAGGTACCGCCAATTGGCCACGGTCAGCAGATACGACGGTTCCGCGCGACTAAATACCGGCGGGACGTTCTGCATAACTTGATCGGCTGGTGGGTCGGAGCCCAACCACCAGGCCGTTCGACTCGAGAGATCCAGAAACGGTTTTATCTGCGCTTTGGCATAGACATGGTTTTGGTGTCAGCTCTCGACTTGAACGAGACTGAGGACATGATCGAAAAGATTGCCCGGCTGTTTGACAAAGACCTTGTCGCCTGATACTGTGGCGCAACACTAACGCACGAGAGGTAATAAAGTGAAAATTGAACGCATAGCAGCAGAGGCCGCTAAACTGGCAGAACGCAACGGCTGGCATAAAGTCAGCATCGAGGCGCTATCGGCCGAGATGAGCGTCGCACGTATGACCCTGTTCCGCGCGGGCACGATTGGCAAAATCCGTCACGAGGCTGCAAAGGTTGTCCAAGCGGACCCGCGTGGTTTTCCCCGTGCGTTCACTGAGCTGGCTTTAGACGACATGCCCACCGGGACCCGTCTGGCCGTAGTCGATGTAATATTGGGAGTGTAAGACAATGCCTAAGATATGCCTATATAAAAACGTCATGCACGACATAGGGGTGGACCCGCTGCCGGTGCTCGAGGTAATCGCGCACCACCTCGCGTACATCAACCGGTACAATGGTGCCGTGGGTACCTACTCTGTGGCCCAACACTGCGTTTTGTGCTCGTGGGTCGCTGACTCTGAGTTCGCGTTATCCGCGTTACTGCACGACGCACCAGAAGCGGTCTACGGGGATATTTCTAGCCCGGTAAAACACACCATAAACTCCGCCAGCTTGGGGGAACTAGAAGATTTCTACCATGACCAGCTCGACGCTAAATATGGGGTCGAGACCCGTTGTCCGGAGGTAAAAGACATTGACCTCCGTATGCTCTTAACGGAGGCGAAGTCGTTTGGTATGCCGCTCGAACACTTCCCTAGTGTCCAACCTTACCCCGTCCGCATTACCCCGTGGACGCCAGAGTATGCGAAACAGGCGTTCATCGACAGGTACTACCGATTACTTGACGCGAGAGACGCCCTATGACCGACGACACTTACACTGCTTGGTCCTTGCGCCACCCTCAAGCGGCCTATGAGTTGCAGTGCATCATGTTAGCGGGGGTGTTTCCCCCGGGTCCTGACGAGGAAGGGCACAGCGAGGAGTGGGCACAGGCACACGACCGCATGGCGGCCGCCCGGGTTGGCGGGCTGCTATGGCGTAATAACGTTGGCGCGCGTAAGGTCAAGGACACGCACATCTGCCCGTCTTGCGAGTTTAAATTCGAGATCGTCAACCCCCCGTTGCGGTGGGGGCTGTGCAACGACTCGGCCAAGCTAAACAAGGGACTAAAATCCTCCGACCTTATCGGTATTAAGCCGCTGTTGATCACTCCCGCACACGTTGGCCGAGTTGTTGGCCAGTTCGCGGCGGTCGAGGAGAAAAAACCCGGCTGGGCGTGGAAAGGCGACGCCCACGAGCAAGCACAGGCCGCCTTTGGCGCGCTAGTGATGAAAGCCGGCGGCCATTTTGAGTTCAGCACGGGGGCGTTATCATGGTGATTAATATGGAGTGCCGGGCGTTTATGGCGTCCTTGCCTGCTAACAGCTTCGACAGCATAGTGACGGACCCACCCTATGGCCTGAGTAAACAGCCAAACATGCGTGAGGTATTAAAGCACTGGCTTAATGGCGACGACTACACCGCGTCTGGCGGAGGTTTCATGGGCAAGTCGTGGGACTCGTTCGTTCCTGGCCCTAAGACATGGGAGCAGGCGTTCCGAGTCCTCAAGCCAGGCGGATACGCTGTCGTGTTCGCAGGCAGCCGCACCGTGGACCTAATGGCCACCAGCTTGCGCCTTGCTGGCTTCGAGGTCGTCGACATGCTGCACTGGCTGTATGGCTCGGGGTTCCCCAAGTCTATGGACATAGGCAAGGCAATCGACGCACAGGACGCGGTGGCCGAGAGGCGCGCCAGGCAGGACCGTGACGAAGGTCTGGAGGACTTCGCGCTGGCGACCGCGGGCGAGATGACAGGCGGGCGGGCGGAGGGTAGCGACGGACTAAACAGCCCCCGCAGTGGCGCAGGCCGGACAGGCGGCGCGCGTAACGTGCACCCAACAGTCAAGCCAACCGCCGTCATGCGATGGTTGGTCAGGCTGGTCACGCCGCCGGGGGGCATCCCGTTTGACCCCTTCTGTGGATCGGGGTCGACCCTCAAGGCGGCGGCGCTCGAAGGGTTTAACGCGGTAGGGTGTGAAATGGATCCGCAGTACGCCGCAATTGCGCGCGCCAGAGAGGAGGCTGCACGATGCAAAAAACAATCTACATAACCCAGTGCCCAGCAAGCACGATGCGGCCGGAGCATCCGTCGCAGCCGTCTCCGTTTCCGTCTATCGACGCGGCGGTGGAGACGTTTAAACCTATGCCAGAAACCAAGCGTCTAAAGCGAGTAGTAGTGCTCGACGCTGGCGGTGGCCAACGCATTGCAGTCAGCGACTACGCCCTGCTTTAGGGCGTATTGACTAACTGGAAAATAAGGGGCACAATGCCTCTTATTTACTTTCAGGAAAACAACAAAATGACCAAACGAAAACTGGCTACTGATCGTCGCGAGGAAGTTCTCGCCGTAGCGCTGGCCCTGTCCATCGAGGGCTGCTACCGCAACGTTACCCGCCGAGGTATCGCCGACCGCATCGGCATTACCCCGCAGGCAATCCAGCACCACATTGGCACTATGGCAGTATTACGACGTGACATTGTGCGCGCGGCCATTCGCGTCGAGTGCCTGCCTGTCATTGCGCAGGCCATGGCTTACAAGGACCCCCATGTTATGAAAGCACCCAAGGACCTGTTGGCCAGGGCGAGGGGGTCGTTATGACCACAGAACACCAATCAGCTAGGCAATTCAGCGACCAGATGCTGTGCTCGCATTGTGGCAAAGCTTGGGACGTCAATGACCCTGAGCCTCCGGAGTGCGCCGAGCCGCCAGCGCCCACTAAACGCGGGGCTACCGTTTGGATTGGCGAGCTAAAGGACCGTATAAAAAATGCGTAGGTTACTTCGCGGCCTCGAGTCGGCAGAACGGGTGCGTTTGCTATTGTCCCTTACCTCGATCCGGGGTGAGGGGATCATCGACGCGCTGAACGACCACCTAGTGACGGGGCACTCAATACCCTTTGCCGCGTTGACCCGTGGGGAGGAAGACAAGAACGTAAGGCGTGCGCTCGGGGTGTTAAATAAAGTAGCGGACACGGTAGAGCGCATTAAGGAAATTGACTGGGAGAGGTACCGAAATGAAAATCATATCCAGCGTTAATAGTGCTGTTAGCCTTGAAGTGGACGGAAAGTTCGACAAAGACATGGAGCTGTGCATTGACTGTACGGACTTCGGGGACGCCTTTACTCCGGACCGCACCGTGTCTGTATATCTTGACGTTAAGCGCGTTACCGCCTTGCGTGACCACTTGTCGAGTGTTTTGCCAAAGGGTAAAGACCTTCGCGCCCAGTTTGAGGAATGGTGCGCCAATGACGTAACCTGCCAATCGCATCTTATGGCCCCTGAGTTGGTGGAATGTCTGTTCCGCGCTTGGTCAGTAAAGTGAGGTATTTTGGACGAAATAAGGCCCGCTGTGTGCGGGCTTTTTGTTATGCGCGAATTATCCTGTCCGTGTTTATCCACCGAAGGGACACGGCGGGAGACCAGAACCCAAAGCTCTTGTTTGCTTCACTCCATGAATACGCGATAAACCACTCAAAGGCCCCGTAACGTTCTGAGTCTTCCCTAGACTTAAAGGCGGATTCACCCTCGGCGCTCCACGCTTTGAATAATGCTAGCGTAGTCGGCCCAGAGCTGTGATCGTGGGGCATTAGCCCTGTATAGTACTGCGTCCACCCTTCCGCCATGTATATGGCTGGATTGGCCGCGTAACCTTTGGTCCCTATCTCCTTAAATCCGTCGCCAGGCTTTAGCACCTCCCCACACTCAAGACGTATCGGCACAAGGCGCAGGTCCGTTAAATCAGACGGCCTTACCCCGATCACGTAACAAGTGTCGGTACTGAATAAAAAACATGTGTCGCGTTTAAGCATGTTATCCCCTTTTGGCCTTTACGTACCAGCCCATCACCCCAGACGAAGCTAGGATCCTGTATGACCTGGCCGACGCGGGCGGGACGTTTGCCTGCCAGGCCAACCAATGCCGTGCAAACGTCTCCCGCTGGTGGGGCTCCGTAAGTACCCACGGCACGTACCCGAACCGTTTGGCCCATGCAAGGAACTCCGGATTAGTTGGATCCACGGTGCTTGTCCCCCTCCCAGCCTAGGCACGCAGCGCGACAAACTTACGCACCGCGGCAATTGTGCGGACTTTCTTACATCCTGGAAGCAGCGCCCCGTCAACTGTTTGGTATAACGTGCCGTCAGTTAGCACAAAGTCAGAATCGCCACATGAAAACGTAACTTTGTCATTAGATACTTTTGCGTTGGTGAACTGTTGTAATATTTCGTTGATCATGATGTGCTCCCTTGTTTGTGTGACGCAACAGTAACACCTTGGCCGGGGGGCTGTCAACACCTCGCACGCACATTGACCATTAAAATGCGTAAGTCGCCCGTCGTTTCGCAGGCATGTCACCCAATGGCTTGCGCGGCACTGGGGCACCACAACTTCACCCGTCCGTATTAGCCTCACCTTGGCCCCGTAGGGGGCCTCTCGTAATGTCATCATTGCACTAGCGCCAGTTGCGGCTCGGCCAATACACTGCGCAGTGGGGCCACTAGAAACCCGCGCTTACCCCTGCGAACCGGTTCCGGCACTCCATGCTTGCGTAACCATCGGGCCACCTCGTTAAGCTCTCCCTTATGGGCGTTGTTCAGTCCGCAGGCGGTTGATATGTCTGAGCATGTCATGTGTATCGTGGGCGGCGTTTCTAGGTCAATGCGCGAGGATAACGCGTCCTCGACCCGGCTAACAGCCTTAAACATATTGTTGCGGATCGCGCAATGCAAGTTCTCCTCTGGCGATAAGTGCCAAGTCTGCCCCGCCATGACTTCGGCCCATGCCTGCGCCCATGCTTGCTGCATCGGTATGGTGTGCATATGGTCAATGTGCGTGATCCGGATAGGCCAGAAACGGCGGTTACCAGTATCGTCCACTAAAAAGTTTATCTGGTTGACTGACGCCATAAACGCAGTAGTGCGCGGGAACTGGCTGTACGTCCTTGCGTACGGCAACCGGATGTCGTCTCGCTGCTTAGACATAAACGCTTTAAGCGCTTGCACGTCAGCCTTGTTGAATGTGCCGTCCAGTTCCCCCAGTTCCACCAGCCAATGACTCGTCACCATCTTGACACTATCTTTGTCGCTTGGGTCCAGCATTACGCCGTCAATGCGCAGACCCGGCGGGCAAAGGGTACGGAAAAACCGCGTCTTACCCGCTCCGCCTAGTTCGTCTACCCATACGATGGCCGACTCGAAGCCGAGGGTGTGGCCTGTGCCACACGCTACCGCGCCGCGCATCCAACGGCGGAACAACATCTCGCACACGGCGGCGTCTTCGTCGGGGTCCAAGGTAACGGTGGCAAACAGCGCCCCGATATAGTCGACCCCATCCCACGGCTGGGCATTAACTAGATCCCTCACCGGGTTTACCGCGTTCTCGTTAGCTACTGCGCAGATCATGCTAGGCACGTCACCCTTTGGGTACCTGTTCAGGTTGGCCAGGCTTACCATGTGACTGAGTGCGGCCTCGTCTTGTAACGCACCACCACGTCTTAGACCCGGCAGCCCTACGGTCACATCCTTGGTGATCTCATTGAACACGATGTCGGCCCCGTACGCTGCGGCTATCACGCGGAAGTTGTCCAACGTTCCCAGCGGCTTCTCATCCTTCCCGCTCGTCTGGTATGGCGCCCAATGGCGGGGGTTAACGGGTACGTTTTGCGGTAAGACCTTGCTGGTGTCGTTCTCGGGCATGTAGTCCCGTGCGCGGCTCGTAGTCGTGGCCACAGTGCCACCACTGAGGATCGCCTTTACTTCGGGGGTCAGGCGCTTGGCGTCCTTCAAATTACCTTCAAGCTCCGCCCGTAATAGGGTTCGTTCTAGGTCGCAGAACGGCCCGGAGTCAATGCTCGCTTTTAGCTTGGACACTTCCGACAGATCGCACCCGTCCCGACGAATAGACGACATCAACTCCTTAAACGTATCGCCCCCGCTTGCCTGTTGCTGAAACGCTAGCGCGGCTATCGACCCCAAGTGAAACACACGACCGCCGTGGGCCTTGCTGTCTAGGTATGCGCCCTTTGCGTCGTTGTATATCTTACCAACGGGGTGGCGGTTGTTATAATCCGGCTCGATTGGGTCCAAGCACACGACGTTATGGTATTGGTCTGGGTTTAGCAGAATATCCGCGACCGTGACCGTCCCGCGACCGTACGCCAGTTCGATAGGGAAGTCGTTAGCTAATATCCCCTTTTGTTCGGCGATGTCGTAGCGTGCGCGGACCGCTTCCGGGTCAACGCCCTGATCTCTCGCAACAGTTTGGATGTGTCGCTCACGTTGCTGAGCGCTGGCTGGCGCAGTCGCCTCTTTCTGTTGGTGGACAAGCACGGCATAGCGTTGTTCTTCCTCTGTGGTTAAGTCTGGCAGGGCTGCGACGGTGTCTAATAACCCGCCCGCAATTGGTAATCCTGGCGGTGGTGATCTTAGCAGGCCGGGGCCACATACCGCACCCGCGGCAAAGTCTAAGCGGCTAGGCTGCCACACGGATCCGTCCACCAGCGATCTGACTAACTGTGCGCCGTTAGCCGCCAACTCAATGCGACCATGCCCTGCAAGCCATAGGCGCTTAAACAGGACCGCGCCTGCCCTTGGGGCGTCCGCCACGTCTTTGACAGCCAGGTAAACCCGTTGTCCTTTAAGTCCTGAGAGTTCGGCACCGGTGACAGCGTCGTAAATGTTCCCTGACGCACTGGGTCTCCATAGCCAGCCGGAGGTCGCTGCGGCGGGTAGCACTGAAAACAGGGTGCCAAGTAGCGCGTCTCGGCTCAATGCCACCCCGTTAGCCTCTGGGTCGTAGTCTAACATCATGAACCCACCACCATTCGGCCAGTTAAAAAACTTGTCCGATCGGGTAATCGCGCCAGGTGTGGTGGTCAGATATTTCTCACTAACTATCGGCGCTTCGGCCCTAGGTGGCGTGCCGTAGGCTACCGCCTGATTGGGCAATAGGCGGTCGAGTACCGCATTCAGCTCGGCCATGCTATTGACATCAACCACTTGCGCAGATCCCTGCGTCATGTGCGCGGACGAGGTCTTCTCTAATGTGCCGTCAGCACGTCGGCTAATATGTTTGGTTAACGTTGCCGGCTTGGTACTACTTACGATCGTTATTTTCATTAATAAACGCCTCGACGCTTGACCGAAGGATGCGGGTGTTATGCGGGGTGGTCTTCTTCGCCACTAGCTTGCCCGCGTGGGCCAACCGTCGTACGTGTGCGGGGGTGATCAGTAAAAGGGCGGCGGCCTCTCTTACCGTTAACATGTCTGTCATGGGGTCTGTTCTCCTTGTACGTAATGTGCGTAATGTACGCCGGCGCGAGGCCGATGTCAATGGTGCACATGGGGGTGCGCATGGTGTTTTAGGGGTGCGCAGGGTGCACAACTACTTTTCGAGGCGGGTGCGGGTGGTGCGCATGGGGGTGCGTAAGAAAACACAAGACGTGCACCCAAGCAAACCCAAAGAATACGCGGGCTGTGGGCTAGTGGGTGCGTAAGGTGCTCAACTATTATAGGGAAGGGCATATAGTATATAATAGGGGTAAAACACCCGTATAAGCACGACCCACAGCCGCGTATAGGAAAAGTTGAACTTGTGCGCACCCCGCGCACCCATTGCCATTTGTGCTAAGATGCCTAAAACAACTCAGGAGGGTGGACCATGATAAAAATCGACCTAAAACGCGTCGGCGTACTGCAGGGCAAGCTAGAGAAGTTGAACGCCAAGGGCATCCCGTTTGCGCAGCGTAATACCCTAAACGATATGGCATTCAAGACGCAGCAGACGTCACGAGAGGCAATAAAGCGAGATTTTATCAGCCGTAACACATGGACGGTAAGGTCAGTACGCGTCGACAAAGCTCGTCGCACGGGAGACAGTGCTGTGGTCGGCTCGACGGAGAGATACATGGCTGACCAAGAGTTTGGCGCTCAAGGCGGTCCGACTCACATACCAACGCCAGCCGCAGCAGGGCAGAGCAACCGCGCAAAAGTGAGGACGCGAGTAGTCCGTAAGCGCTTGAGGGTTAACGCCATACCAAGGGTCGATAGGGTCCGGGCTGCGGGACTAGACGCAAGAGCGCGCAACACGCTAGCGGTGCACACCGCCAAGGCAAACGGGGACAAGTTTGTCTACTTAGAACGGGGCAAGCGCAAAGGGATCTATCAGGTGTATGGCACCAAGCGCAGGCCACGTACGCGGATGGTGCAGAACCTCGGCCGCAGTGTGCGCGTGGTCAGCAAGCACCCATGGCTAGCACCCAGCAGCTATGCAGTGCAGCGCACAGCACCACGTCTGTACGCCGTCCGCCTACAGGAGCAGCTTGCTCGCTTGCGATAGGTTCTCCCGGGAGCAGCAGGAACCCCCGGCGTTAAGAATCGGGC